GCGTGCTCTAGCAAGGACGGTCAACTCTTGGAGTGGCAACTAGGCTTTACCACGCCAACAAAGGCTGTGGCGATTACTAATGCACCAACGAGCTGTGCAGCCGTGATGACGACAGCAGAAAGATTTGTATTTGCTCTTGGCGCGTCAGGCAATCCACGCAAAGTATCTTGGTGTGATCAAGAAAACAACACCGTCTGGACACCATCGGCTACCAATCAGGCTGGTGACTTTGAACTCAACTCAGTCGGGTCTTTGAAGTGCGGTAAGCGCGTCAGAGGTATCAATCTACTGTTTACCGATGTGGATGTCCACGCTGCGACATACATTGGTCTGCCTTATGTCTACTCCTTTGAGAAGGCTGGATCAGGTTGTGGCGTGATATCAGCGCAAGCAGTAGCAGCCATTGACACCGCAGCCATTTGGATGTCTAAGTCAGGCTTCTGGGTATACGACGGCTATGTCAAGCCTTTGGTGTCAGATGTTGGCGACTACATCTTCCAGAACATAAACTACAACCAAGCCTCTAAGGTCTACGCAGTACACAACTCAAAGTATGGCGAGATTATCTGGTTTTACCCTTCTAGCGCCAGCAATGAGAACGACTCCTATGTCGTCTACAACTACCGCGAAGGGCATTGGGCTATTGGCACTTTGGCTCGTACTGCTGGAACTGACAGAGGTGTATTCGTCAATCCTTTGATGATTTCGTCAGATGGTTACATCTACGAGCACGAAGTTGGCTATGCGTATGACAGCGCTGTCCCCTTTGCTGAGTCTGGTCCTTACGAGATTGGCTCTGGCGACAACATCATGTCGGTGCGTCGGGTTATCCCAGACGAGCAGACCTTGGGCGAGGTCGTCGTGTCCTTCAAGACTCGTATGTACCCGATGGCGACTGAGACGACTTATGGACCGTATACAGCATCACAACCGACAGATGTGAGATTCGCTGCCAGACAGGTAAAGGTTAGGTACACAGGCAATGTCTTAGAGGACTGGCGTGTAGGCGTGAATCGATTTGATGTTGTCGCAATGGGCAAACGGTGACTTAGAATTGAGTCAAGAATTAAGGGCAGGAAAAGTACCTGTATGTATTCGAGAGGATTACATTGTGTACTTGGAGTTTTTCAGAGGTAATTTGTGGATTCATGTGGAGATCAGAAGATGGTCTTCTGGGGTCAAAAAGGACTGCTTGAAGAGCATTGCTCTGATTGAGAATTTAATTGGGAAGCCTCTCGTCGCGCTAATACGCGAAGAAGACATCAAACTTGTAAGATTTGCCAAGTCATTTGGCTGGTCTGAGAAATGTCAAATATCACTATTAGACGGATCGAAGGCTTTTATCTACACCAACATGGTGTGACAAGGGAGATGATATGGGTGGAGTCGTAAGCGAAGTAGGAGAAATTGGTCAAGGCATCATTAGTGGCGTTGATGAGGGATTAACTCAACTCGACGACGCAATACCTCAAGAAGCCAAGATTGCAGCAGCCATCTATTTGGCGAGTCAAGGCTTACCAGTCGGGGCTGAAGGTTCTGTATTGTCTGGTGCAAATGCAGCAGTCGCTGCCGATAACGCATACCTTGCAAGTCAGGCTCTTACTCCAGCACAGCTTGCTACTGCTGCTGCCAGCTCGGTTGAGGCATCTCAACTGGCGGGGCTTACTGGCAGTACAACCACGCCAAGCATCTATGACCAAGTAATAAGTCAACTCAATCAATATCCGACAACATTACCTCCAACAACTACACCGACAGTTACCCCGTCGACTATCCCTTCAGCCGTTACGACTGCTGGCGAGATGACTGCACAGCAGACGGCTGAAATGATAGCTAAAGAGCAAGCAGCGTCTAAGGGTTTAATTGGTGGCGCAATGGATTGGGCTTCTGCTAACGCACCGTTAGCGTTGGCTGGTGCTGGTTTGGCTGCAAAGGCTTTGGGTGGTAGCACTCCATCATCTTCAACTACGACAACTAGCATTGACCCAGATGTCAAGGCAGCATATCTACGCAACTTGGAAGAAGCCAGAACAACGGCTGCTGGTTTAGGTCAAAGACAGTTTGCACCATATCCTGAGTACAACTTAGGAATGGTTCAAAAGTACATGAACCCTTACGAGAATACGGTTGTACAGAATGCTTTAGCAGACATTGAGCGCCAGCGCCAAGGTCAAATATCTCAAGAAGGCGCATTAGCTACGGCAGCTAAAGCCTTTGGTGGTTCACGCCAAGGTGTAACCAGATCGCTGGTGGATGAGGCAGCGCTACGCAATGCTGGCAACTTGGCTGCACAACTTCGTCAGACTGGCTTTGCTCAGGCTCAGAACTTAGGTCTATCGCAACAACAAATGCTCCAGCAGTATGAGCAACAAAAACTCGATGCACAACGCAACTTAGGTCTAGAGCGTTTGAATGTGGCGCAAGGCGCACTAAGTTTGCAACCTGCAAATATCGGTGGAAGCACTACAACTCCAATCTATCAAAACCAAACAGCATCTGCTTTAGGTGGTGCTCTTGGTGGCGCAACATTAGGAAAGTTAGTTGGTGGAACTGCTAACCCTGAGTATGCTGGCTATGGTGCTGGTCTTGGCGGTCTGCTTGGATTCTTAGGTTAAGGAGTAAATGATGGCAACAATGCAAGACTTTAGCGGTTTACTCTTTGGCGGTGGTGGTACTGGTCTCGAAGGCTACATAACACCAGAGCAACAACAAGCAATCCAGCAGCAGTCAATGCTGCAAGCAGCATCTGCACTCTTACAGGCTGGCGGTCCAAGCCGTCAACCGATCTCTATCGGTCAGGCACTTGGCGGTGCTCTGCAAGCAGGACAGCAAGGTTATCAGCAAGCACAGACAGGTGCTATACAAAACCTATTGACACGCCAAAAATTAAATGAAGGCGCATTAGAGCAAGCCAGAATGCAAGCCTATCTCAATGCTCTTCGTGCTGAAGGTGGCGCTCCAGCCATAGCAGGTCAAGGCGGTATTCCAGCAATGCCTATGGGTGCTGGTGGAGTACCTCCTGCTGGCTCTGCACCAACTGCAATGCCTATGGGTGCTCCAGCTCCTCAAGGTGGTGGTGGAATGTTTGCAGCTCTTACACCAGAGCAAAGAAGAATTCTTCCATTGATGAAGCCAACTGAGGCTATCGGTGAGGCATTCAAGGCTGCTGGTCTAAAGGCTGATCGGTTAAGCGATTCAGACCTTGCAGCTCTAGGTTTACCGCCAACAACGCTTGCATACAAAATGCCTAACGGTGAAACGAAAATTACTTACCGTCCTGACTATCAGTACATTGAGACACCTTCTGGTGGCAAGCAGTTAATGGACATGAACAATCCACTTGGCATAGTACCTAAGCCTGTGCAAAACAGAGTAGAGGCAAGTGGAACAGTACCTAAGCCAACTGGCGGTGCTCCTACCTATGGTGGTGGCATGGCTCCAGCATTGAAGCCTGAGCAGATTATGACTACGGTGGCTGAGTGGGATAAGAATTACAGAACACCAGTCGAGACAGTCCTATCAAGTTATAACATCGTTAAGGACTTGGTGACTACGGGTCAGGCTGGTATCTCTGACTATGGTGTCTTAATCAAGGCTATCAAAGCACTTGAACCAAACTCTGCTGTTATGCAGGGTGAGGCACAGTCTGCGCAACAGATGCAAGCCATTGCAGATCGTATGCAGGGATTTGTTGACAAGATTTCTGCTGGCGGTGTCGGTAGCGATCAGGCAAGACTTGACCTTGCTAACTTAGCCAGATCAGGCGCAAAGATAGCTATTGAGGCATACAACAAACAAGCAGATCGCAAGTCTGCATTGCTTGGTCAATATGTACCTAAATCAGTTATTGACTCTACATTCCAGAAGTATCAGATTCCAGAAGACATTACCTCTAAAGTAAAAATGGAACAGTCAATGAAAGCTGGAATGGCGCAAACTCCTCCTGCTGCTGGTCAGCAAATGTGGCGCTTTGAAAATAATAAATGGATATTTAGATAAGGTGGTCTTATGGCAGTCGAATTTGTAGAAGGTTTTGGACCAATAGACTTCCCAGAAGGGATGACGCAAGCGCAAAAGATTGACGCTCTGTCTAAACTTCCAAAGCCTGAGACGCAACGCATTAGACAATTCGCTCAGGGTGCGACTATGGGAACTGCTGACGAAGCAGAAGCCCTAGTCCAGTCACAGCTCAAAGGTACGAAGTACGAAGACGAACTGTCTGCTATTCGCCAAAAGATGGCGGTTTACAAGAAAGCCTATCCAGTCGAGTCGGCAGGTTACGAAATCGGTGGTGCTATTGCACCTGCCATTGCTGCTGCACCATTTACTGGTGGTGGCTCTTTAGCTGTTGGTGCTGCACAGGCTTCTCCAGCATTGTCAAGACTAATGATGATGGGTGGTGCTCAAGGCGGTATTACTGGCGCAGCCAGCGCTGAAGGCGATCTATTGTCACGCGCCAAGGCTGGCGCAGTAGGTACTGCTGAAGGCGCTCTGATCGCTCCTGTGGCACAGCAAGTCATCAAGGCTGGCGGTGCTTTGATCAATGGCGTGATAGACGCAACCCGTCGTCGTGTCGGTGATCGTGGCGCGAAGGTCGTGGAGACCGAGATCAATCGACTGGCTACTGAGTCAGGTCTGAGTGCCGACGAGATTGTCCAAAGAATCTCTCGCGGTGAGATCATGGCAGAGAACGCAACATTGCAAGACGCTGTGCGTGCCTTTGCGCGTGGCGGTGGTAGTGCTGCAACTGCACTCAAGGAAGCCTTAACCCGTCGTCCTCCAGCTCTTCGCAATCAAGCGATGGGTGAACTGCAAGCAGGACTTGCTGGAGACTTAGACACCAATGTCTTGAGGTCTTACCGTTTGGGTGAGCAAGAGTTGGGTAAGTTGGAGAGCGATCTGTACACGGGTGCGTACCGCCAAGGCGGTGTCATCAATAAACCAATGCTAGATGCTGCCTCAGACGCATTAAAACGCACACCAGAGGCTGGCAAAGCCATCAATGATGCCTATCAGTCAGCGACTGGTAAAAAGCCATTCTGGACGGTTACGCCAGCAGGTGATGTCAACTGGAGTCGTACCCCGACATTGGAAGACATGGAGATTATTCGTCGTGGCGTGGCATCTGCAAAGAATGCTGCGTTTACTGGTGGTTATGGTGAGGTCGGAAAGAACTTAGGCGCAGCCGAGAATGCACTTCGTGGTGAGATTGATACAGCATCTTTGGCTTTGAAGACTGCACGCCAGACATTTGCGAATAACCGTTTAGCGTCTGAGTCTTTTGATGCTGGTCGCAAGGTATTTACAAAGAGCGCTGACGAGATCGCATACGACTTCGAGAACCTAGCAAACAAGAGTACAGGTGCTGCCAAGGCTTTCAGAGCTGGCGTTATGGATGCACTACGCAACAAGTCAAGCCTTGGTGCTGGCAAGACCATGATGCAAAAGATTGACGATCCAGCGTCTAAAGAAGGTCAGATTCTGCGCACCATATTCCCGCAAGATGAGCTGGACAGTATGCTTGCAACCGTAGGTCGTGCGTCTCAGTCCCAGAAGGCTGCAACTGCAATCCTTGGTGGATCATCCACAGCGCCAACTGTCTTCAACCAGAACCGTATCGGCATGAACATCTCAACCGAAGAGGTTGCTGGCGCTCTGTCTGGCAACATTGGAAGTTATGTCTCCTTGGCGAGAAAAGCCTTGGCAAAGTCTTCACCTAACCTGACAGACGAGCAAAGATTACAGGTTGCTAAAGTTTTGGTGTCAGAAGACCCTAAGTTTGTGATGAATGCACTTAACGATCAGGGTGGTATCAAGATGCTGCAAGACCGTGTTGCGCAGTTATTTGGCACAGCACAGCGCGTACTGCCTTCGGCTGCTGCAATAACTGCTGGAAGCTATGCACCCAATATCTCTGGTGGACTTTTAGGGAAATAAGACGATGGCTGACTACTCAGACCCACTTGGTTTGCTATTTGGCAATATGGACTGGATGAATCCAGCTCAAAAGTCAAAAGGCTTATTACAGTTAACTCCGCAAGAGATAGAACGCATGGCAGCAGCTCAAAGTCCTGCCTTTGGCGTATTCCCGCAGATGCAACCGTATCGGTCTCAGCAAGACATTACGGCAAGCGCTAATGTGCCTGTCGATGTGGCAAGAGGTAGGGTTGCTGGAACGCTTGGATTGTTTGGTGATGTCTTCAATCAACCAATACCAATGGTTAGACCGTTGCAGCTTCTCAGTCAAGCAATGACAGGTCAGCAGAAGTACCCTGATACAGAATATTTCCTTGAAAACCTGCCATTAAAGTCAGACACACCAGTCGGTGATGTGGCTGGCAGGATAGGCAGTTTCGCCCCTATCAATCCAATGCCAGCAGTCAGAGGTGCGCAGAAGTTAGGCGGTCTGCTTGGTGAGGAAGTCGCAACAAGGCTATCTACTGGTAGACCTATATTGCCTAGTTTGTTGGCTGAACCTCAGACAGCAATGTTTGCGGTTAACCCAGCAGAGCAAGTAATGACTAGCGGTCTATTGCAAGCCGAAGTGTCTCCTATAGGGTTTTACTCAGCAGTTGAGCAGCAAGCACTAAAGATTCCTAGAAAGCAAGGAACTGGTGAGTCCTTCTTAAATGATCTTCTCAAAGGTCAAGATGTCAAGAAGTACGAGATCGAGGCTATGGGTCTGGATACCTACCTCAAAGGCAAGCCAAATGTGACACGCCAAGAGGTGCAGGACTTTATTACAAATAACAAGATAAGTGTTGAGGAAAGACAGCTTGGTGGGACTGTTACAGAAGACCCGCTAGGAATTGCAAAACGCAAAGAAATATTTGATAAATACGATCCGCAAATACAGGCTTTAGATAATGAAAAGGTACAGTATGCAACAAACATAGTTAATGCTAGAAATTTGGCAAAGAAAAATTATGCTGAAGCCAATGCTGCATTAAATAGAGAGAATCTATTTGGTTCTCAACCAATACCGACAACAGAAGATTGGAATAGATATTACCTAGCAAACGCAGAGCTAGAAAGAATGAATAAAATTCCATTAGATACAAGAGAGTTTGAACGAAAAATAAATGCTTTGCGTGATGCAAGAGACGCAGAAGCTAATGCAGCATATGCAATTCCAGAATCAGCGCCAACAAAATATGGTCAATTTCAACTTGCTGGTGGTGAAAACTATCGGGAGTTATTATTAAAGTTGCCTCAAAAACCTCAACCATTACCAGAAAATTTTAATGTAGATGCTTATTCTGTTAATGGAAAAACAATGTATGGAGTTTTTGACGAAACAGGCAGTCGTTATGCAAGTGGAGAAACCAAAGACCAAGCCTTGCAAAAATTTAGTCAGTTACATCAAGAAAAACCATATCAGTCGTCTCATTTTCCAGACCCAAACATCTTAGCCCACATGAGGGTAAATGACCGAGTGGACGCTGAAGGTAAAAAGATGTTGCTGATTGAGGAGGTGCAATCAGACTGGCATCAGGCTGGTAGAGAGCAGGGATACAAAACTAAAGAAAGTTTGGAGAAATGGTATAACCAAAACAAACTTGATAATGATCCAGCTTTTGCTGACTTAAGTAGTGAACAAAGAAGT